TGTCTTCTTAATCTCATCCCAATGTAAAAGATTTATAGATCCTAGACAGCAAACAAAACTATGAAAGCTATCTGTAGGTAATTGTATTTCTGAGCAAAGATTAGAAGCTGTTATCTTATATCCTAATTCTTCATAAGGTGTATTCTTATTAGAATTATCAGAGAACATGATGTATGGAAATCCAAATTCATTACGTCTTTGTATAATCTTAGCCCATATCTTACGTTTATCTTTATCTCCGTTTTTCATTTCTTCAATCCAAGCATCACTAACTGTAATACCATATTGTAAATTCTGAATAGGGTTACCCTCTGTACCTATGTCTAGAAACTCATGTATGTCATCGTGCTCTACAGGTAAATACACTGCACAAGCTCCACGTCTAGCAGCAGACTGTTTACATACATCCACTACAGTGTCATACATTCTAGCATAATGAATAGGTCCATCTGCTTGACCTCCTGTACTGATACCTGATCCTCTAGGTCTTATGTTTCCAAGATAGGCACTTGTACCTCCTCCATATTTAGACATCATTCCTATCTCACGTCCTGCATTTAGTATACTATCTAGTGTGTCATCCACATTAGAACCATAACAACTAATAGGCAAACCTTTTGATTTACCAAAGTTGATCCACACAGGAGTTGATAAGCTGTAGTATCCTTTTGCCATATAGTCTTCAAACTTATGTGCAAAATCTTTTATGTTCAAATACTTCTCAGCAATGTTTGCTATGTCTCTTATTCTTTGTTCAGGTTCCTCATCCAAGTATCCTCTGGACAAGAACTTTCTACTGTCTTGATTAAGCCAGTAATATCTTTTATACTCCATATCTTATGTTTTATCTTTAATTAACAAATAAATTACCATGGCTACCCACGCAACCATTCCTACTGTCATAATAAATTTCCAAATGTAAATTACTGTTGTCATAACTTTTACTTATTTTTAAAACAAGTCATCCTCAGTAATGCTCTTACTTTTCTTATTATAATCTACACTTTTCTTGTAAAAGAAGTCTCCTTCTTTTGTACCAGTTATCTCTATATCAAACCACTTAGTTGAAGCTAGTCTTTCCTTATTTACATTAAATATAGACTTCATACCTATCTTTTCTAGAGAGTTATTGAACCTATTTTTTATAAAATGCTGTATTGTTTCCTTAGGTAGGAAGCTAAGTTCTCCTTTCTCAAAGATCCAGTCTAGTATTTTACATTCAGCACTGTAAGCTTTTCTACATGCAGAGTAGATGAGCTCTTCAAAATTATTATCAAACCATTCAGGATTCTCTTTCTTAATAATGTTAATAATCTCAGCACCAAAGTTACCATGTATCTCTTCTTCTTTACTAGTGGCCTCAACAACATTAGATATACCCTTGAGCACATTCTTTTCTTTGTTAAAGCTCATCATAATTAAGAACTGACTAAATAAACTTACGTGCTCTATAAATAGAGAGAATAATAATACAGACTTAGTATACATTTTATTATCTCTAGAGCGTGTACCGTCTAGATATTTCTTTAAGTACTTAAGTCTACCTTCTATTGCAGGCACCTCTATAACTTTCTGAAACTCTTTCTCAAGTCCTAATATCCTTAACAGTCTAGCATAAGCATCTTTATGTCTTACTTCTGACTCAGCAAACGTCATTCCTACATCACCCACTTCTGTAATAGGCATACGTTTATACATATCAGCCCAGAATGTTTTTACATTGACTTCTATCTGTGCAATTGCAAGCATAGTCTTTTTAATAACATCACGCTCTTTAGCAGAGATTACCACTTTAAAGTCTTGTATGTCTTCTGTAAAATTAAATTCTGTATCTATCCAATAGGAATGTCTGATAGCGTCCTTGTATTCTAATAGCTGTGGATATTCATAAGGTAGTATGTTCACTCTACCTTTAAAGATGTCTTTATTCATATTTCTAAGGGTTTACCGTTTTTATCTAGGTTTATTGATCTTAATCTTTCTTCCACTTCAAACTCTACTTTTAGAATTAAAGATATTTTGTCTTCTAATTCTGAATGTATAACGTGACCTACATAAGGCATGATGTCTGTTAAATTAGTATCCACTCTAGGAATACCACGAACAGTAGATACTTGTGTGTATCTAAAACCATCAATTTTTATAAAGTCATCAAATGCTACATTTAAGAATTGTACCACTGCAGGTACATCTATTACAAGCCCTCCACCGTCACAAATTAATTCATAGGTGTTATTAAATTCTTCAGCTGTTCTCATATCTAAGTTGTTGTTTGAAACCAATAGGGACCAACAATCCTCTTAGGTTGAAAACCTGAGGGTCTGTTATTCTCTGAAAGGCTAGTGATTAGTACTTCAGCTTCTGCAGCTGATATCTGATTATCGGATAGCAAATCTAATATAATTTTTCCAATTGTTCTCATGATTTATCTTCTTTTTTTTGTTCTTCTGTAACTTCTTCAGTATCAGGTGTAAGCACACTCTCAAGCTTTAATATTGCCTCTTTAGTAACAGCTTTATCAATTTCATATCTATCATCAAGCGGTCCTATAAAAGTTGCAGCATCTGAATTTGGACAACTTACTGTTGCTGTAAAAGCCTTATCTTCTGCAGTTACACTTATAAATATTTTACTTTCATCAAACATATCTAGAAGACTTCTAGGAGATCTTTCAACTATTTTTGTAATGTCTTTATCACTTATCTTTTTCTCAGCTATCATTCTTTTGAATTCATCATCTTCTTTAAAATCTTTTAAACTTTCTGTAAGTTTATTTACATACCAAGTTTTTATATGCAATGCTGCGTTTCTATTTTGTTTTAATAATTCAATTGTTTTCATGTTACTTTAGTTTTTAATATTGATTCTATTTCTAATATTTCGTTTTCTATATTGAACCCATCCCATACTTCATAATCACTATTCCATTCTACACCTAATTTATCCTGCCAATATTCAATCATATCTTCAGTTTTATTAAATATTCTATACTGTAGTGATAGTTCGTCTCTGTGTAGTCCATTCTTCTTAATCTTTATAACTTTTCTGAATAACTTTTGAAAATTATCAGTTGTTTCAGAATATCTACCTTGTCTGATTAGATCAAAGTTTATCTCCCATTTCATATTAAGTTTATACACTACCACTACATACCCATCAGGATAATCGTAGTCTTCAATAATAGCTGTAGTTCGTTCATACTCATCATCTAGAAACTCCCTAAATTTAGGTATGTTTTCAGGTAAGAACAAAAGATATACAGAATTTGGGTACTGTATATCTTTACTAGAGTCTTCAACGTAAGCATTTAAGAACCCATTATTACGGAGTTCGTCTTTAGGTATCTTTAAAGTTGGAACCATAAAGATACTAGTTATCGTTTTCTTCATTAGCGTTTATTAATTGTTTTAAGTTCCTCTTGTGTGTATAGTTTTAGCACACTATAATTCAATCTAGCCTGTTCTTTAGCTATCTGACCATTACCACCGCTTGCCTTTAGATATGCTCTAAATATAGCTTTAGTAAATTGATAATCTGTCATACCTAGGTGCATGTTATCTCTACACCAGGCTTTACCAACTCTGTAAGCTCCAGGTATAGCATCACCACTGTCACCTATTACTACTTGAGAAGCTATGGCTAATCTGCTTTCTTCTTTAGAAATAGATTTAAACTCTCCTAGAGTGTCACCATAACTTCTATAGTTATAGAATGGTACATCAGGACAATTATAAAGTACATCTTTATCTATAGCTGCTACAAGGCAATTACCTTCGCTCAATAGATAAGCATCATACACATAATCATCAGCCTCTGCTCCTACAGAAGGTATAGCATGTAGTTCATTTAACATATAATCTGCAATGATTGGAATCAATGGATTCTTCTCCTTTCTATTTGATTTGTAATCAGGATAAAGCTTGTATCTAAAGTTACCACGACCTCCTATAAATATAAAAGTTTCTTGTATATTGTAAAACTCTTCTATATTATTATGGATTTCTTCTAACTTAGTTCTAGTTCTATATTTAGCTTCTTCTATTCTTTCTTCTTCTGTTGGAAAATCCATTAGAGAGTTTTCAGGAAAGTGTGTAGCAAAATACATAATACTATCAGCATCTATTATCAATACTCTTTCTGTCTTGTCATATTTAAGAGGGCAATTCTTAACTTCCTTTACAACTATATCAACTTCCTGAATAGTTTCTGCTTTAACTCCCCCTATCATAACTTTCCTCTTGATTTAACGTACTCAATTTCTCTCTGTAAATAATCTAAAGCTTTATGTAGATCCTCTAGCTCGTTCTCTTTCTTTCCTGCTCTAGCTATATATTTTAGAACATTACCTCTGTTAAACGAAAGAGAGTAATGATTACACACGTCTATAATATCATACTGTTGACCATTGTCATAATGGCCAGGTGTTTTAAACTGTTTCATTTTTTTGTTTTTTAATTTATTCATCCAATTCCATTCTTGTACGCTCATTATTTTTTAAATTGTTTTAATTTGCGTTCCAATTGTGTTTTCTCATCATGGCATGTTTTACAAAGTACCTGTAAGTTTTCCTGTTCACAGAATAGAGTGTCTACGAAAGCTGGAAGATCATTTGAGCAATTTAAGCTACCTGCAGGTTCTATATGATCAACATTAACTTGATCACTTTTAAACCAACTTTTACACTTATTACATTGATATTCCCACTTCTGTCTTTTATTCTTTCCTTTATAAGCTCTTCTTGCAAGAGTTTTACATTCAGAAATTGGTTTCCACCATCTACTCTTTTGTCTTAGTGCACTTCTAATCATAGACCAAAATGCTGATTCTGTCATTGTTCCAGCATTTCTAGTGCGAGGTACTCTTGGTTTCTTTGGTTTCTTTGCCATAATTTTAAAATTAAAGGGATAACAAATATAATTCAAATAAATGTTATCCCCTAATTTATTAATCTACCATCCTAACTCTTGCAGTAATCTCAGCCTTCATCTCTTCAAGACTTCCAACAATATTACGTACATCTATAGAAGATATATTTGGTAAGCTGAACTCATATTTATTAGATTCTTTAGCAAAACCTTCTTTCACCTTGGCTTGTAAATCATCAAGTTCACGTACAGCATACACTTCATCTAACTGAAGAGTATCAAACTGATTGTCATGAAGAATACTTGTAGCCTCTTCTCTAGGAACAGTCATAATTGGAAGATACTCATAGCATCTACCTTTGTGTGCACCAATACCAACTACTTTCATAGGGTTGATAAGAACAAGAACAGACTGATCACCACATCCTACATAGTGTATCTGGTCAGAAGTAAAATGTAAACCAGCTGCAGCACAATCTTGTGTTGACCAGTTACAATCTTCTTGTGGCATGTTCACCACTTTACCAATACGTATGTCAAATGTTTTAGTCCAATCATCTGTAAAACGATTCTCATGTCTGTTAGGTAGATCTAAATAAAGAGCTGTAAGTTTACCTATCTCTTTTCCATGATCTACTTTTACAGAAGTTGTATACTCATAAGGCTCTACCTCACCTGTACCATCGCATGTGTCACATTCTATCCACTCTTCTTCATCTTCGTCATCATAACAATCACCATCATCATAATAACCACCTTCACCATCACAATCTGGACAAACAGTACTAGTGTATGTTTCTTCATTATACAATTTATCTGCGTGTACAATTTTGTACTCACCATCTTGTAGAAATACAGTGTAATCATCTGGACTCTTTTTCCACACTGCTTTCACTTTGTTGTATGTATTAGAGATGAAATGTACAAGCTCTGGGCTACCGTGTAAGGTTACTACATTACGTAGAGCTACAAAGAATCCTTGCTTAGTAATACGGAAGCTGTTCTCTTTCAAGAATCTATACAACTCATGTGCAACCTCAGCTCTTGGATTAAGTGCACACCACATAAAGAAGCGCTTCAGAGACTGATACCCATCATAATCATTTAATGGAATACCTAAAGCATCAGCACGTTGTATTTCATCAAGTAGTTCTTCAACTAATAGCTGCGGTAGAGATCTAGATATACCTTTGAAGTATACTGAATCTCCATCAAGTACAAACTCACCACTCTCTTCTAGAATAAGAAGGCCCTTTCTAAGAGCTTTTAGTCTTTTTTCTGACCTCTCTCTTTCTGCAATCTCAGAAACAACATTAGGATCACTAACAATTGTGTACAGTTCTCCAATAGTAGTAGCTGACTCTGCAGCATGATAATCATCTTCAGTAGCATTTACTTTAGATATTATAGAATCATCAGACAGTACAATAGTTAGTGCATCATTTACTAGCTTAATGCTGTTGTATGGTTTTGTTTGAGGAGAACCATCATTGTCTACCTCTTCAACTAATTTATCAAGTTTCTTCTCGATAACCTTTTCAATTGAATGATCCACTCTGTTCTTGAACCATTCTAAACTTAGAAATTTACTCATTTTTAATTGTTTTTATTTATTAATTAATATACGAAAAATAAGGGAGACTAACAAATAATCTCCCCTACTACTACTACTCATTTTCTTCTTCTACTTTATCTTTCAGAAATACATAACTTGCATTATAACCAATTCCATTACATCTGAATAACTGAGCCATACAATCTATTAATTCACTGTTATTAGTTCCTCCATATGCAATAGCTCTTGATAATGTAGATACATAAATATTATCTTCGATAAATTTATTCATATCATCAACCATATCTTTCATCTGATCATTAAACAGTTTCTGTTCTTTAGCATTATCTAGAAAATGTTTAGTTTTATCAAAATAGTTATATCTACTGCTGCCGATATTTCTGTCTCTATAAAATTCAATTTCTGTAAGCTTATCAGTCAACTTAGATTTAACTTTATTTATCTCTGATTTACATCTATATATATATTCCCATTTTTTTATATTAATATTACAATACATTGCAG